AGAAAGCAGATAGGAGAGCGCTTGATGAGCCTTGGATGGAAGCCTACAAAGCGTACAGAGAAAGGACAACCAATTGTTGACGAAGGTACACTTGAAGAAGTGGATATTCCAGAGGCTCAATTGATTGTGGAATACTTGATGATACAGAAACGTGTCGCTATGATTGATTCATGGATCAAACATGTCGATGCAGATACATCACGTGTACATGGAGGCATCATCACTCTAGGGACAATTACAGGGCGTATGGCACATCGAAAGCCTAATATGGGACAAATCCCCTCAGTAAACAAACCATATGGACAAGAAATACGTTCATTATGGACTGTTGATGATGGAAATGTTTTAGTAGGTACGGATCTTTCAGGAATCGAGTTGCGCTGTCTTGCCCACTACATGCAAGACGATGAATGGACAGAGGAGCTACTCAATGGAGACATCCATCAGAAGAATTCTGATGCCGCAGGTCTCACAAGACCACAGGCTAAAACCCTGCAGTATGCAGTGCTTTACGGAGCAGGCCCTACAAAGGTGGGCAGTATTGTTGGAGGCGGGGCGAAAGAAGGGAATGAAATCTTGTTTCGTTTTTATAATAACACGCCTGCACTCTCTGAGCTTATGCAAAAGATTGCGAAAGTGGCGAGTAAAGGGTATGTTCCGGGCCTTGATGGTAGAAGAATATTGGTGCGATTCGATCACGCCGCACTCAACAGCCTCTTGCAAGGATGTGCGGCTATTATTGCGAAGCAATGGGCAATTGAAGCACACAAAGTATTCAGGGAAAGACGCATCCCTGTCAAACAAGTTGCATTTGTACACGATGAAATCCAAATTGAAACACCGGAGGAATATGGTGAAGAAGTGGGCCTCATCATGGAACAATCAGCACGTGTCGCCGGGGATGTATTGGCAGTACGTTGCCCAATAGACGCAGAATCAAAAATTGGTAAAAATTGGTTTGACACACATTAAAAGTGTGTTATAATATTAGTATACCACCAACAGAGGAGAATGGTATGGAAAACGCTCAACGTGTAAAGATCAAAGCAGACGTAATGTGGGCTTACATGGATAAGCCAAATGAAATGTCTGGTAAGTATCAGGTTGATCTTTGCAACCTTTCTGATGCGGCTGTTAAGGCCCTTGAAGATATGGGCATCGGTGTCCGTCAGAAAGAAGATAAAGGCTACTTTATCACCTGTAAGTCTAACAATCCTATTCGTGCATACGATAAGGACGGTGATGTCATCGATGGTATTTCCATCGGTAATGGCTCAAAGTCTTTGGCATTGATTGGGTCTTACGATTGGACTTGGAAGAACAAGTCTGGTGTATCAGCTTCGCTCAAGAAGCTGGTGATTGATGAGCTTGTGGCATACGAAGGTTCTGGTGAGCCTGAGCCTGTCATCATGGATGACGACGACGTACTGTAATGCATGCTCTCATTGATGCTGACATCCTCAACTATCGCATCGGCTTTGCCACAAATACGGAAGCTGAGAGTGTTGCCATCAGAACTATGGCAGGATTCTTAGAGGACCTCCTCCTCTTTGACCTGCCAGATGTTCAAACTTGGGAATTGCATCTCACAGGAAAGAAAAACTTTCGCAATGAGATAGCAACAACAGCGCCCTACAAAGGCAATCGTAAATCAGAAAAACCTATCCACTACCATCTTTTGCGAGAGTATTTGGAAAAAGCGTGGGGCGCTTCTGTCAGTGATGGAATTGAAGCCGATGATGTTCTAGCTATACGTGCTACAGAACTAGGCGACACTTCCATCATTGTCACTTTAGACAAAGACTTGGATCAAGTGGTAGGTTGGCACTACAACTTTGTGAAGAAAAACAAATACTTCATAGACAAAGATGAGGGCCTTCTTAACTTCTACAAACAATTCTTAGTTGGCGATGCTGTGGATAATATTGTTGGTGCAAAAGGCATAGGAGCAAAAAAGGCAGAGAAACTATTAGCAGATAAGTCCGAAATTGAAATGTGGGAAACAGTGGTAGAGATATTAGGATATGATCGTGCCATGGAAAACGGACACTTGCTATATATGCTTCGTACTTTTGATGATAGTTGGAAACCACCAGTATGACACGTGGAGTAAAGAATAAAGCAGGAAACACTTGGACAACGGCTCGATACTTTAGCTTCATTCGCTCTGCATTGCGCAGGGCATGGACTAAGTATCCTGTCCGTTACCAAGCCCTTGATATGGCTAAACAGCCTTATAAGGGGCGAGACAAGCGTACTAAGTGGGTGTATAAGTGTGCATCTTGTAAGGGCTTATTTAAGTCCACAGAAGTACAGGTGGACCATATCACACCTGCTGGTACATTAAGAACATATTCAGACTTACCGAAATTTGTTAAAAATTTATTCTGTGAGCCTGATAATTTACAAGTGCTTTGTAAAAAATGTCACGATGTAAAAACAAAAGAGGAAAGAAGTAAATGAATTATTTTGATGAGCCAGATAAAATCATTGTACGTCTCACTATCAATGGACATGGTAAGGAGCACGTATTTAATGCAGACTATGACGACTGTGTTTTATGGTCTGAGGTGTTAGACGACATTATCAAGACAATGGAAGCCTCTTGGGGGTATAGTTTTGATTTGGATATTGAGCGTCCTGAATATGGAAAACTGGGCATCTATTATAAATCTAAGGACGCCTCAGTAGATGAATAACCCGGATGAATATCAAGTGGGAGGGCAACACTACCTAGATAAATCAGTGCAACCTTGGGAAGCTATGGAGTCTTGGATGACTGAAGAGCAATTCAAGGGATTTATGTTAGGTAATGTTATCAAATACATAGCACGTTTTCAAGATAAAGGCGGGAGAAATGATTTAGAAAAAGCCCAACATTATCTTGACAAGTGCTTACAACTCTGGTAAAATAGTAGGTTCGGTATGACATTACATGACCTTGCAGAAAAGTTAAAAAAAGTAGAAGAGGTCACATTGATGGAGACTCTTGAAATCTCCTCAGAAGAAATCGTTGACCGATTCTTAGACAGAATAGAAGAAAAATTTGAAACACTGGAGATCGAGTTTGATGACACAATATCTTGGGATAACGATTGATTATGAAAGAGACTTTAGACTTAGTGATCAAGCAATTAAGCTCATGCATGACTACTATATGCTTGAGCATGAAGACAGTCCTCAACAAGCCTTTGCACGTGCTTCAGTGGCTTACTGCGATGGTGACCTCGATCTTGCACAGCGTATTTACGACTATGCTAGTAAAGGTTGGTTTATGTTTGCGTCGCCTGTGCTGTCGAACGCACCTGAACATGGCCGAAACAATCGGGGCTTGCCTATTAGTTGTTTCCTTACTTACGTGGGCGACAATCTTGATAGCCTTATTGAGCATAATGCTGAAGTAGCATGGCTTTCCGTAAAGGGCGGAGGTGTGGGTGGGCACTGGTCAGACGTGAGAGGGATCAGCGACAAAGCTCCGGGTCCCATCCCATTCATGAAAGTGGTGGACGCTCAGATGACAGCGTACAAACAAGGAAAGACAAGAAAAGGTAGCTATGCCGCATACATGGATGTAAGTCATCCAGATATTGAAGAATTTGTCAGCTTCAAAGTGGCGACAGGCGGAGACATCAATCGCAAGTGTTTCAATTTATTTAATGCTGTGAATCTCACAGATGAATTTATGGAGAAAGTAATTAATGATGAACAACACAATCTTACAGACCCGAATACAGGAATTGTCAGAGATACAATCCCAGCTCGCAAACTATGGCAACGAATCCTTGAAGCTCGCTTCAGAACTGGTAGCCCATACCTTAACTTTATCGACACAGCCAGAAGAGGCTTACCGGAAGCTCAAAGAAAGCTTGGATTGTCAATTAATGGCTCTAATCTCTGCAACGAAATCCATCTCGCAACAAGTGAAGAGCGCACAGCAGTCTGTTGCCTCTCCAGCGTCAACCTTGAAAAATGGGACGAATGGAGAACAAGCGGCATGGTTGGAGACCTTATCAGATTCTTGGACAACGTGCTTCAATACTTTATTGACAACGCACCAGAAGAATTGGGAAAAGCTGTCTACTCAGCATACAGAGAGCGTTCAGTCGGCCTTGGAGCAATGGGCTTCCATGGCTACCTCCAAAGCAAAGGCATAGCATGGGAGAGTTGGCAGGCGGCGAGTGAGAACTATGCAATCTTCAAAGACATCAAAGCCCAGTCTGTTGAGGCCACCTACTCGCTCGCTGTGGAGCGTGGCGAATGTCCTGATGGAGTGGGTTATGGTGTTAGAAATATGCATCTGTTGGCTATTGCTCCTAATGCTAATTCTAGCATCCTATGTGGGTGTTCTGCTAGTATTGAGCCCCGTATATCAAATTGCTACGTGCATCGTACTAGGGCTGGGAGTCATACTGTTCGCAATACGTACTTGGAGGAACTCTTAGATGAGTATAACCAGAACACCAAGAAGGTATGGCAAAGCATTCTTGAGAATGAAGGCTCTGTTCAGCACTTGGAGTTCTTATCGGATGACGAGAGGCATGTATTTAAAACAGCGTTTGAACTGGATCAGACATGGGTTGTCGAGCATGCCGCCAAAAGACAAGAGTTCATTTGTCAAGGACAATCGGTTAATGTGTTCTTCCCGGCGGGTACTGACAAAGCTATTGTTAATCAGACACATCTCAAGGCATGGAAGGAAGGGCTTAAAGGACTATACTATCTCCGGACGACTGCAGGTGTTACAGCGGAGAAAGTTGGAACTAAGGTAGACCGTAATGCGCTGAAGGACTTTGAAGACGATGAAGTCTGTGTGAGTTGTCAGGGATAGCGCATAAAAATAAGGATA